CCTTCGGGTTAGCGTCTCCAGCAACTCTGACCCGCAAATACCCATAAAGAAATGCGTACAACGAATGAGCTTCTTTCCAGTGACTCAGTTCAGAGCCTAAGATGCCCTGTTCGTTATCGCTGGGCTCAAAATGATGGTCCACAACCGCTGTCCCAGCCTTGTTCTTGGTGCGAAATTTGATGATTGCAGCTAGATCGTTAAAGGGTCCTATGAAAGCAGGAGCGACCCAGCCAGTGAGTTTGTCCCAGCCGCCATCCTGGTCCGTCGGCCACTGGTCTCCTGTGTCGCTGCCCGCCTCATGACCAACATGGTGACTTCCTAGACCCCCGCCATAAGCTACTGAGGGGATTCCTCTTTTGCCCAGCTTTGTGCGTGCAAGCTTCTCCACAGTAACCGTCGTTGCTCTGAGGCCATAGAGGTAATCTGCCAGCATCGGTGGGAGCTTGCCCAATTCCAAAATGACTTCTAGCGTCTGCGTTTTGGCATCAACATGGTACTCGGCAGTCTCGATTCTGTAGTCGCTGTCCACGTTCTCGTTTGGCAATGGTGCATGGATTTTGTCTCCAGGCAGCAACGGTGTCGAACCGTAATCGAGCACTGTCGACCTTAGCGTGATATATTCGGCGGCTGCTTTGAAATAGTCTAGAAGGGCCCTAGCGCGTAGATCGCACTCATTGTCACTTACGAGTTCCTCGTCTGTCTCAGTTAACTCGCGAAGACCGTAAGCGGATTGGCTGCCCGTGTCCTCACGGACCGCTGCGTACCTGCACCCACCGAAGTACAACACATCAATCCAAGCCGATCCCGAGCCCACACCAGAATACCAGAAGTCGATAACAATTTTCTTTACGTGACTCCAGTCAAACCCGGATTGAACATAATTCCATTCGAGCTCGTTAGCCAAGCCAACTTTCAAGTCCGTCTTGCGCCATTCGCCAGGGCCAATGGTGATATGCTTCCATGCGTCTTTCCCGGTCGAATCGTAGAGTCCGACATCCACGTTACCGTTCATCGCCTTCTCGAGGACAGAGTAGAAGCTCAGGGTAGGATACACGTTAGTATTGACTTCCTTCCCATCATTCAGGGTAAACAGTGCGCCCGCATAATAGCTGTTAACGTTGTAAATTTTGATACTCGCAGAACCCCTCACCTTAGTTGAAGTGTCAAGGCTTACCGTGCCCGCTGCTGCGCTCCAGCTTCCGTCAGTAGGAGTCAGACTCTCGGTCCATGAGTCCTTGTCAAGCGGTACGCTCTTGTCTGCAAGACCGTAAACCATTATTTTGTTGCGTATTCGAAGAATGTCCTTGCTGTATTCCGTGACCTCTTCGACAGTGTCTGTCAGGCTCACCGGGCTTACCTTGCTGTTTTTAGGGAAAAACTCAAACTTGCCGTCTGGCGCTACGCGAAAATCATAACCGATTATGCCGGCTTTGTCACTGCTTTCAGCAATGTACTTGAGGATATCCCAGAGTGGCGTGTTCTCATACTCGAGCAACGTGAAGGTCGTATCTGTATCTTCCACAAGTTCTGTCGAATTTCGTGTGTGGCTAAGCAGTGCGTAAGAATCCATCAAGTCCTTAACAATTGCTTCGCCCTTCTGGTTCGAGTAGCTTTTGGTGATGACTCTTCGGAAGAGGCGTTCTCCCCAGCAACGGCCACTCACACGCAGATAATGCTCTTCCTGCGTGCTTTCATATTTTATCTTCTCAACTCGGCAAGTAAGAATCTGCGGGATGTTCGTTCCTCTGCCGATGTCGATGTAACCGTCAGCTCCAACAAGAATAGGCGAACTGCCACCTTGACTGTACTTCTTATCCCAGTTCTGGAGTAGACATTCGAAGCTGCTCACCTCTTTGGAGCAGCCCAAATGAACTTTCAAGTCGACGATGTCTTTTCTGGCAACGCCCACAGCGCCGAAGCCGACCGTCACCATCGGGATGTCCCCGCTCACCCGAAAACCACCGCCAGAACCAACAGAACCAAGCCTAAGATCCAGTACACAAGCGGCAGGCCCAGAATGAGCGGAATTCCCCCCCAATTGACCCAGTCATCTCGCCGTGGCCATCTGCCTTCAAAAACAAACCAAGAAATATCCTGCACAAGCGGCATCATAACTAAGTTGAAAACCCATGTCACAAAACATGTGCTAAACCCGGCCAACGCGAAGAGGCCAAACATGCAAAAATGATATAGTTTGAAGTGCGTCAAAATCGAATAGTCCATGTCCCCTTCAAAAAAGACCCGATTCTCCATCAAGCCATAAAGAATAGCAAAAAGAAGGGCTCTGAGGACGTCTAGGTAGAGCATTATTCAACGCCTCGACGGTACAGGCTGTCTTCTCCGGCCCTCTGGATCCCACGTGTCTTAGTCGGCGTTTCACCCGCAGCCGCATTGTATTCTTTCACTGCTGACGTTGCGCTGTTCATCTGACTCGCAAACATGGCCACTGCAGCTGCCGCGGCAATAATCACGCCAATCCCGATGCCAGTAAGTGCAAGAAAGGTCGCGTGACTGATGTTCAAAGCATTCTCCGCGGCCGTGGCAATGCTGCAGGCTGCGGCATACACTTTATGAGCGATCGATGAAAGGCTCAAGGCTCCGGTGCTGGCCGTTGTCGTTGCTCCTTCAACAGCAACCGCAGCCGTCTGACCAGTTGTTACAAGCGTCAAATACGCCTTCATCCGGGCAAAAGCCGCAATGACCATTATCACGGTCATTATAGTGCGCATGTACTTCCCCGTTTCTTTGTCAACCATGCCAAAATCACTCGCTAAGCTTATCAGGCCCGAACCCATCATCCCAACGCTGCCGATAGCTCTAGCAACAGTAGTCAACTTCACTTCCGTCGCTTCAGCATGAGTTCCCAATTCTGTGAAGCTAGCTCCTGCAGCACGAACATTTGCACCCATCATGTTCGCGCTTACCCCAACATTGTTGAAGGCAACAGTTGCAGCGCCCGTGGATCCTACAAGGTTTTCAGTCATACGTGCAGCGTCAGTGCTCACAGCTTCAAACTCGGGCGTAGCCTCATTCACTGCACGAATCGTAACAGCAATCTCGCCTAGACTACTCATATCAAAGCTCCTCCAGAGTTCCTCCAGACAAAGAACCTAAGACGCAGACGCGTCTTCAGCAGCCCGTTGCAAAGCAACTGCGACAACAGTCAGGAACTGCATTTGGCTTTCCATCAGGGCCCGCGTCAAAAAATAGCGTGCCGAAATGTATCTTGTGCCGAACTCTTGAAACAATGCGTATGGCACGTAGCAGCCGACCTTAACAATCCACGTGTAGATGATCTGCGAGTAGATGCTCTGCAATAGCCGCCCTGTTCTCACAGGAGCCAACTGCCTCGCTCGACGCACAACATCCTGACCTGTCTGATTCAACGCATTCTGGACACATTCCTGCGTAGCCTCATCCAATCTTCTCATTCTGCGAGCAAAGTCTTCGAATCCACTGACTTCAATCCTAAACTGAACACTCATGAGAAACCCTTGGGAAGACCTGATTGACGCTTGGCCTTGTCCATTTCATCTTTTGTCTGTTGGTCCATCTCGCTCAGAATCACAAGAAACTCCTGCAATTTCCTAGAAGATTGGCGATTAAGCTGCTCCAACGTCCACCCGAACTCTTTGCAGAGTCGAAACTCAGTCACGGCAGGATGCGGTTTGCCGCGCCTCATCGCTCTTAACAGTTTTTTGTTTCTTGAACCGAAAGACCGTTCAACCTGTTGACGGTCTTGCTGAACAGCTCGCCAAGCCCTATAGGAATACCATTGTCATCTTCGCAGAGCAGTTTCTCCAAAGTTATGGGCTTGTGGTCTGGCTGAGTCTTAAGACTAGCCCACATCGTCTCCGCTTGGATCGAAGTGTTGTCTGTCGCGATGACTTCGCCAGTCTGTCTGTTGTATTTGACGTATTTCTCGATGATGCGGTTACGCCTTCCCCAGCTTATCTCTTGGAAGGCATAGGTGCCCGCATACTCTTTCCCGAACATTTCGTCAACTCGAACCGTCTCAACCTTCACTCTTTATCCTCTCCATTACTGAAATGCGGTTTGAAGCAGCCGTCTCCAAATCCTCAAGCAAGACCTTCTGCAAAGACTTGGGCAACCTGAGGAGACGCTTCCGAAGTTTCCCTAGAAGCCTGATGTCCAACTTAACCACTCCCCACGATAACTATCGTGAAATTGAAGTTCGCAAAACCAGCCGTAGACGCGCTAACATTCAAAGTGAATGTGACAGGCAGAGAACCGCCAATGTTAACATGACTTGCCTCACAGTTCCACGAGAGCGCTATGAATGAAGAAGCACTCGGCGGATTCCAGTTTTCTACGTACATTGAAAGACTAATCGGAACGTTGCTTTCGTTCTTTAGGTAGGCTGAGAAATTCTTGGTCTCACTAGGCTCCACTACGCCCCAATCGATCTCTGTTACTGGCAGAGAGAAATTGATGTCCTTGTAGACTCCGACTCCAACAAGCTTCAGCTGAGCCCTTGAAGAGATCTTGGCAGTCCACTGCATGATTGCATACGTGCCTATTGAGCCGACGATTAGACCGATTACGGCTGCTAGCAGAATTAAGCTAGCGACTTTTCTTTCTGCCATAGCACGTCACCTTAGCTTATCCAGACGTCTCGCGCCACAAACTTCGCTTTGACGCTCACAAGGTCTTCAATCCGCGTGGGCAAACTGACAGGTTCCCATTTGCAGTTTTTGAACAACGCACTGTTTGA